GAGGCCAGAGCGCGACAAGCGCAGAAGTCCGCTAAGAACGAGGGCATCGGGGGAGCAGTCGGAACGCTTGCTGGCGGCCTGGCTTTGCTGAACCCTGTGACGGCTCCGTTTGCCGGGGCTGCTATGGGCCTTGGTGCGGTTGCCGGTAAAGCTGTTGGCCGGGGCGGTTTCGAGAAGGGTGATCTTCTCGAGGCTGGCATGGCTGCAACGCAACTCCCTGCTGCTGGTTCTAAGAAGTACGACGCTCTTGAAGGGTTGCTTCAATCTTGGAAGTATCCATCGAAGGAAAAGTAAAATGGGAAATAAAATGAAATCTCGCAAGTTGTGGTTAAGCGTAGCGGCGGCGGTGTTGCCTCTGCTCGCGAAGCATTTCTGGCCTGAGCTTCCTACTGAGGTAATTATTACTTCGGTTCTTGGCGCTATTGCTGGCGTCATGGGCATCAGCATGGAAGACGTGGCAAAGCAGAAGCGTGCTGCCGTGGAGGCTGCAAGTGCTGCGGGAAAGCCCTCGGACTCAGAAAGTTAGCTCCCGTTGTATTGCGCTCTGGCGATACTGGGGGGCTTGACCTGCTACTTAGCGGGAATAGTGACAGGTGGGATACTGGTCTTTCTGCTCGACACACCATCGGCAAGGACTTCGATCTCACAGCCCAGTTGTCAGCCGGAGCCCGATGGGGAGAAACCGCCGATTGGCAAGGAACCTTAGGAATGAAATGGAGGTGGTAACATGGCCACTGAAAAGAAAGCAAAGAAGCCGGCAGCGAAGAAACCAGCAGCAAAGAAGGCAGCAGCAAAGAGCGACGCCTTACTAGCCTGGGAGCGTCGTTGTGAGTTGTGCGAAAAAATCAAAAGCGGTAAAGTCACAGCGAAAGAAAAAGAAGAAATCGCTTTGATCACCAGTCAGCGTGGTGACTGTGAACCCGGAAACAAGCCAGCGTAATGCCACTTGAAACCGGATCTTCACCTGATGTCATTAGGCGTAACGCTGCGCTGCTTATTAAGGAAGGGCGCAAGCCCAACCAGGCGGTAGCTATTGCATACTCCCAAGCTCGCAAATCAAAGAGGAAGAAGCGCAATGCAAAAGTGCCCAAAGGCGTCAAAGCTTAAGCAGGATATTGATTCGTTCAACCAGGATAAACTGGGGTTTGTTCGTATCTGGGACCTGTGTTTGCTGTTTCTTCAGGGGCGGCAGCAGATTGTGTACGACCGGACTAGCGGCGATCTTCGTCGTGCTCGGGTAGACGGACAGACCGTAACGATTAACCTGATTCTGAATATGTATCGCAACCTTCAGAGTCGGCTTGAGGTGGCCTATCCTGGAACCACGGTTCTCCCTTCGAGCCCCGGTGCTGAAGATATTATTAAGGCGAAGACGGCCGAAGCTGCTTTGCAGTATTACTGGCAAGAGCAACGCATGTCGGCAGTGTATTCAGACCTTTTGGGTTGGGTACTAAGCTGCGGTAGTGCTGCGCTCCACACCAGATACAATGGTAAGAACGTGGTCACAGAAGTGGTTACTCCTTACAACCTTTACTTCGAGCCCGGTGTTACGGGGTTTGATGAATCGAACTGGGTAGCGGTGGCAAAGCTAGTCAACCGGGAAGCTCTGGTCGAGGCGTACCCGGACAAGAAGGAGCTTATCGAAAAGGCTGCAAGCTCTCCTCGTGGAAAGGATCAGAAGCGCAGCTTTTATGGTTTGTACCCATCCAAAGACCTGCAAGACAGGCTTGAGATTTTTGAGCTTTATTTCCGCAACGGGAAAAGAAAGGTCTTGTTGGGTGAGAACTATATCTTTGAAGGTGAATGGGTAGGTGAAACCTTTCCGATTCAATACGTTCGATACTCTAAAATCCCTGGCCGTTTGTGGGGTGTTGGTGCTATTGAGCCGCTGTTAGAAATCCAGATCGCATACAACAAGGTGCGGTCGCAGGTTATTGATAATGCGGAGCTTATTGGGAATCCGAAGTGGTTAGTACCAAAGACAGCAGGAGTGGGACCAAACAGCCTGACTTCCCGGAAGGGGGAGAAGGTGTACTACAACCCGGCCGGCGGGGCTCCGGTTCCGGTTACTCCCCCCTCGTTGCCAGGGTTTGTCTTGCAGAATGCCTCTCAGCTAGCGTCCGAGATGATGGACGTGAGTGGGCTTCACGCTACGTCACTTGGTAAGCGCGCTGTCGGGGTTACCTCGGGCAAGGCGATCGAGGCTCTGTCGGCTCGTGATAACACTCAGCTACAGGCCACCCAGAACGACCTAGAGCGCGCCACGGAGCGCATGGGCAAAGTAATCCTTACTCTGATGCGCCAGTATTACACTGAGGGTAAGATGATGCGGATGCTCGATGCCATGGGCCAGGTGGTGTTTAAGTACCTGAAATCAACGGATCTCGAGGAAGACCCGGAAATCTTTATCGAAGCTGGGTCACTGTTTCGGAACGAGAAACAAGATCGGGACCAAAAGGTTCTGGACCTTATGCAGCTTGGTTTGCTGGATAAAGAGACGGCCTTGCGTGAGCTTAAGTTTGGTACTGGGAACACCTACGTATCAGAGCGCCTTCAGGCTATGGCTCATGCTAACGATATGCTTGTTGCTGCTGCCACGGGACACCAGATCGAGGTGTTTGCCACTGATGACCTTCGGGCTTTCCGTGAGGTCTTTGGGGAGTACATCCGATCCTCTGAGTATTACGAGCTTCCGGTGGAGCGACAGGCTTACATTCGTGATATCTACGTTTCTGTTATTACCGCCGATTCGCCTGATCAGGCTGCCGCCGAAGCGCATTTCAAGCGCACGGTATTCCCTCGTCCCATGCGGACTGAAGAGGGTGAAGAGAGAATGGAGACGGCTTACCAGTCTCCGGTCTCAGCCATTCAGGGCGAAGGTGAGTTTGACCGGATGTCGAGCTTGAAGATTGCGCAGCAAATGATGGACGAGGTTCCTGAGCAGGGTCTTCGTCGCACACCAATGGGAGGCGGCTGATGAACACAGGTCAGGTTTATGATTTATTTCGTTCGTTGATTGATGAGCCAGATCAGACGTTTCTTACTGAGGCGCAAGCTCAGACCATGCTCGACTTAGGGTACAGGGAGTTTCGTCAGACTGTTACCGATATCGACACCGAAGTGTACAGCACGCGTTTCTTCATCAACCCAACTGGGTCGTCGTTTGACTTGGCCGGAACCTTGTTTGCAAGTGCGGCTGTGCCAGCAACAAATGCAGCGCAAAGGATCATTCGCATCGGGCGAGTTGACAGCGCAGCAAATGATGGCCTGTCTTATTACTTGGTTCCCACTCAGAACCCGGTACAGGTGGAAAACATGGAAGGCGACTACTGCCTGTCTGGCACATCCCTCGTGTTTTCTACCACCATGAATGGAACCACGCTTAGGATTGAATACATTCCAGAAAGCACTATTACCCCAGCTTCATGGGCTACTGGAAATGCTACATTTATAGATAATCTTACGGCAGCACATCCGTTGATCGCCCTGTATGCGGCGAGGTACTACATGATCCGGGATGGTGCTCCGAATACGATTCTTCTTGCTCAACTCGAAACAAAAGAAAGGGGCCTGAAAGAGTACCTCACGGTGGGTCGTGCTACCGATGGGTCGCACTACATTGCGCCTCAGATTGGTTACTCTCAGGTTGTTACTGTCTAATGGCTGTTGGCGGTCTTGAGGTCGAAATTGTCACAGGTGGTATCAATGAGCAGCCAGCAGACAGGGGTCGCTGGGTTCAGAACATGTGGAAACGCAGGGGGCATGACGCCTGGGAGACTCGCCCAGGTTTTGGTCAGCTTGCTGCTTACAACACATCTATGGACGCCCCTGTTGATGTCTCCAAATACGGCAATGAGTTTTGGGGTTACCACAAACACTTAGGGTCAACCTCCGTTATAACGGCATGGGGAGCGGTGCATCTGGTCTCCGTTTTCTGGGCAAGAAACCAGACGGGTCAATCAAGCGGGAGCTTGAATAGCGTTTGGAGTGACTGCTACGCTGTGTCTATTGTTGACGCATCTAACGGCACAAGGTGGGAAACGATCCTTCACCACCACACCTCCGAGCTAAAAGGCAGCAAGCTTCCCCAGCTTCATTGGCGTGGGTGCTACGAAACCAACGAGGACATTGATAACCAAAACTTTGTTGGGGCCATGGAGGAAAGGTTTTATTTCCACCGGTATGGAGAGAAGCTCTTTTTCGGAAACTCCTCGACGGGACTGCTTGTCTACCAACCGGTAGACTTCAGATCAAACCGACGCAAAACGGTTGATTCGGACGAAAAGAAAGATTGGGTGAATGGGTATTCAGAAAGTAATATCATTACCCGAGTGGTGCCTGTCGACGGCCTGTTCCCCCTTGCTTACAACTACTTAACCAAAGAAGAGTTGCCGCCCCCTGTGGATCTGACGACGGTTCAGGATCGCTTGGTGATCGCCACTGAAACCGAAATCTTCTTTTCAGAGCCTGGGGTGCCAAACGCTTTTATCAGCACCAATGTGGTGGTGGTGCCCTCTCAGCAGAATGTGACGGCTGTTGGTGTTGTCGATGACAACTTGATGGTATT